TGAACTTAAGTCAGAGAATGTGGCGTAGTAGTTAAGAGACAAAGAGCCACCAGACGGCTGGGGGTAAAGAAGATAATTGCCTCCCTCTCTTGTGAAATACAGTGGGCTGCCAGAAGCACCACCATCTAAGTAAGTCTGCATCTCGCGCATAGGCAAGCGTGTAAGAGCCACATTTTGGAAATAGAGATCAATAGTCTCTAGGAAATCTGAAGGCAAAGTTACTTTTGTAGTCTGCGTAGAGAAGGTGTAGTTGTGCTGCTTTTCCATCGAGGGAATGCGGAGACTTCTTTGTATCCTGGCGATACCTTGTTCAATGAACGTATCTGCTAATGTATCAGTAATATCTGATCGGTTCAGTAACGCTTTGAAGTGTGTACGGATTTGACCGTAGTTCATTTTACACCTGCTTTTTTGTCGTTATGAAAGCGGTTAAATCCTGTTGCTTTAGTCGCATCAGAATAGCCTTTGGAGTTTCTTTCATCATGTCAAAACCTTCTCGTAGCCACTGCTCATAGACTGACACAGGAACTTCGGCAACACTCATAAACTCGCCTTCCTTTTGGTTCAAAGAGTTCTCACGCTTTTTACGGAGATCATCTAAAAAGGCTGTTGGGATATGCTGCTTTTGCTCGATGACATTTTCGTCACCTTTGTTTTCAAACATGAATCTATTTTGAATATCGTGGTAGATCATTGAATCTTTTTCTTGTGGCATTTGTAACATCTCCTTTCAAACTAAAGAGGGGACGGAGAGTCAGGCAAGTTAAGGAGAGCAAAACCCTTACCGTCATCCCCGCCCCCAATCATCTAGCTAGGACTTAAGAAAGTCCGGTAATCATTCCGCTATCCGCAAAGCTTGAATGCTTCACAGATAACTCTCCTACCACCATATGGGAATCGCTGTCACCCGTTTTGGCTAACAGAGTACGGCTGAATGGTCGCAGGACACATTGCTTGAACATTGAAGGATCAATCAAATATGCGTTGGTAGAAAGATTTTCACGATTGAGTACAACCTTAAAACTACCGAACGCGGTCACGAGTACCGAAATGGTATTCACAAGTGTCTGGCTTGAACCAATGTCTCGCTCACGGCCAGTGGCAGACGCAAAGCCACCAATGATTAGGCTGTCAGCAGGCTTGATCATAAGTACAGAAGGATCAGAACCGTTGGTGTAGCAAGTCTGTGCTAACTCAAGCAGCTTCGATTCTGTAAGTGGGTCGGTACTGTTGGCACCAGCATCTACTGTAGTAGAAATCTGCTGGTCAATTGAAGCCATCTTACGAGCAGTACCAGCGTTAGTATTCACCGCTGCCTGAGATACACCGCACATCGACTTTTCAACGTCTTTCTTGACCTGTTTTAAAACTTTGGCCAAATTATAAGCTGTTGACTTGGCTCGCCCGTGAGTAGCCACTGCGTCAGATGTTGCGGAAACTTGAAAAGATTCACCGATGATCTGAGTGACGTTTGAACGAGTAGTAGGCTGAGAAACTGCGGTCATTGAAGCATCCGCTCCTTCTACAAGACCCGCAGCAGAACTTGCCCTCAAATCATCTTCTAACCAGTCAAAGTTACGAGCAGATACTTTCTCGCTTTTGATCATGGTTTGGAAAGGAGTTGCAGAGGGAGATATGTTGGCTATCGAGGAAGAGACATCTTCTTTTTTGCCGACAATTGCATAGGTTGTTAATGTAGTCATGTTGTTTTTTCCTAAAAAATTAAATTAAAAAAGGGGGTTATTCAGCGTCCCAATTTGCCATTAGCATTTCTGCAATGTCATCTAGATCATTACCTCCGCTGGGACTTTTACGCATACGCTCCTGCGCTGCCTTCTGCTTGCTGATACGTTGATCAGTTTTAGTTGGCGGTGCTTTCTTGCTGCGTAATATCTTGGCGGGTGCTTTGGCTTTCTTTGTCTTGGCTACTTGCTTTGACCTGTCAAACATCATTGCTTTATGAAGCAACATGATCACGTTAGGATCGGTATATTGATTGACAGACTCTGCTGGTAAGCCGCTTCCAATAGCGTGTTTTCGGATGTCGTTGTACAACTCCGTATTCCACTCTGGTAACTCTTTTTGAAGAACCTCAATACAATGCTTTGCACTCTCTTGTTGCTGTGCTGCTTTTTTGTTTTGTAGTTCCCCATAAAAGCTATTAGCTTCCTCTTTAAGGAATTTAATATCGCCTTCTGCTGCTTTTGCTTCAGCGCGTAGGGCCGCAAAGTCATCGGGATTCATCTGCCGTGAGGCAACTAACATATCGATTTCTTCATAGGGCGCGTAACGCTCTTGAGCGCGAGTCAGCATCGCTTGTAATGATGCATCTGCACGTTCCAGTGCTTCATTGGCTTCTTTTCTTTGGTTCGCTGTTTCTTGAGACTTTCTTGTGAGAGATGCTTCTTGCCCGTAGAGTCTCTTGAGGTCTTTTAAAGATGCCTGTTTCGTTTCGCCATCAACTTGGAGTTCAACAAGAGTGTCATCAGACAGATCAATCTCTTCTGGCTCACTCTCTGCATCCTCTTCGGTATCCTGGGAATCATCAGGGTCTTCTTCAGTCTCATCTTCCTCTTTGGTTTCTTCATCTTCCTCTTCTTCAGTTTCATCTACTTCAGTCTCTTCTTCACTAGTAGAATCCTCTGTTGCCTCTAACTCACCTTCTTCAGATGGCTGACTTTCATCAGCGTCTTCCCAGCTTGCTAAAATGGCTTCTGCCGTTTGATCGACACTTCCAAAATCAAAGTCCTGTTGCACGTTATCTTCTGACATAGTGCTACTCCTCTTCTGGTGTTGCTTTTGATTTAATTTGAGCTAAGACTTCAACTTGTTGTCTTAGAGTGCTTATGAGTTCGGCCAACGCTCGGTATTGCAGATAGGCATCCTCACGCATTTCGAAGTCTTCTGGGTCACTTGCAAAAAACTGCTGTGTTGCAGCTTGTATTTGAGAGTCCACCATATTGGTAAAAGCATCAAGACCAAGTAGCATTTCTGCGTCTTCGCCTTTGTTTACTAGTTCATCTTCATTTGTCATTACTGCTCTCCTTAAGAACATTTATTTACAACGGGTTACCCATTAGGTGAAGCGATAGCCGTAATCTCATCCGCTTGCTGTGCAAGTAGAAGTTCTGCGGTATCAATTACTTTCTTGTGATTAAGTTGCGCTTCACTGAGATCAACCTTATCGCTTTGAATTGCGAATTGGTTCTCAGCCTTAAGACGCTCAAGTTCGAGCTTCATCTTCATGTTTTCTACATCCATCTGTGCCTTCATCTCGCCCAAGGCTGTCTGGCGCTCTTGTACTTCAAGCTGCTTCTTCATAAGCTCCATCTGAAGTTCTTGCGCTGGATCAGGCTGCTCTGGTGGCAACTTTTCTGGGTTTGTAAGGAACTCCGCAACATTCTTAATCCCAGACATCTCCATGACTTTGGAAATAAGCTGGTATTGGTTCTGAGCGGTGTACATCTTTTGGAGACTTGGGTCAGATTGGAAAGTCTGGTGCATAGCCATGTACTTCTGGCTTTCTTTTTCATGCTCTCCATAGCCGAGGGATAACTCTACAGTTACATCACGTTTATCTGTCCATGCGCTTGGATCAATCTGCACATACTCACCACTGATTTCAATGAGCTTCTCTTGATCTTCATTCTCGATTACTAGCTGGTAAATTAGCTGGTACAAAGGCTTAACCCACTGCGTGGCAAAATTACGCGCTATTATCTTTTGGCGCTGCTGAGACATGGTGGCTAACTGCTCCACCATAGCTGCTGAGTTTTGCTTTGAAACAGCATTCTTATCGAGTCCTTGGGACAGCTTGCTAACACCAGTAGTGTCCTCCATGTTCGACTCAAGCATAGAGATCGTCTGGAAGGTGAATGGGTTTAGCGGTGACTGCATCATGGGTGCTATGGCATCTGGGCGTGTTACATTGACCAGACCGCCTACCCTGTTATCGATAAGTTCTTTAGGGTTAGTTAAGCCACCCTTTAGTACTGTGTATCGCGGATTGTTTGTAATCATTGCGTGATCAAGGATAGACCTTGTAAGCACGGTTCTCGCATTCTGGGTAGCAACCAGCTTGTCAGCAAAGTTGTTACCATAGAAGGCGTGAGGGATCGGGAGCGGAACGAATGTAATGAATGGTTTTCTATTAACCTTCTCTTTTTCAAGAAGCACATTACCGGCTTTCATTATCTTATATAGTTCTGCTACTCCCGACCCCTCAACGTCTATCTCCATGTAGACTTCATGCACCATTACCGATCTAACTTGATCTTGGTAACCTTGTGTATTGAAGCCTCTATCAGCGTTAACTGAGTCATGTCTGGATAAGACTTCTAGGTCAGTATCCAAGTCCACATCAGTATGATCGCCAATTTTATCTAGGAGTTTGTCTGAGTACCCCATAAGCCGTAGGTCAGATAATGTCTTCTTAGTGCGGTGGGCGCAGAATAAGACACTGTCCAATGACTTTGCTTGGGACTCTATTAAAAATTCTTCTGGAGGGATGTTCTCGATGCATACTTGGCTAGTATCTCTAGTAATTCTTATCTCACCAGAGGTTAAACCGAGTTCATCTTCTTCATGCTCCCCTAGCTCAATATAGTCTTGAGATAAGAGCATATCTAGCTCATCTTCAGTCAAGTTCTCGAAGAACTCCGATGTGGTCTCTTCCTGCTCTTGCCAGAATACTTTGGCAATGCCTGCTCTAGCGATGAGGCCATCATGTATGACTGAAGACATAATTGAATAGAGGTCGTTTTGTCTATGGGCCACATATTCTGTGTATGCAGTACAGTGGGCAGCCATCTTTACATCGTCAGCAGACTGCGGGTCAAAGCGTACTATCTTGCTCCCCGCGCTAAAGGTTTCTAGGAGGGCTGCCTTCATAGACTCAACCGCGTTCCACACATCTAGAGAAACGTACTTAGAGTTACCGTCATGGATAGGCTTCGGCTTATCACCACTGTAGTAGTCCATAACATTGGCTCTCTCACGACTTAACTCACTATCGTGGTAGCCAACAGACCGCCCTACGTTGTCATCGCATATCGCGATTATCTCTTCGTCAGAGAGTTTCTTGTAGTCCTTTTTCTTTGCCATATTTAAACCATTTCAATATAAAAATTGTCAGTTGATTCCACAGGAGTCCATGCGCCCGTGTGGACATGATTAGCAAGTGCAAGAGCCATTACGCAGTCATCAAAGCAACCTGCTTCTGCTTGCATAGCTCCGCTCTCAGTCACGATGTAAGAAAGCATTTCGCGTAGAGTTACCTTGCAATTAATTTCCAACTGTTCTTCACGCATCACTGCGCGTAGTTGGTCAATGATCAAAGGCTTAGTCTTCTGGGTAGTCGTGAAGCCGAGCTTTGTAGTCTCTCGGTCAGTAAGCTTGTCTATCTGTGTTTCAGTATAAAAATTCGGATAAGCCATATCCTTGCCTAACCTAGTACAGGTCAGGATTCCGTGAGAGTTATTCTCCACACAGATATAGGCTTCGTTGTAGTACTCGCCAAGTGCATATAGAATTTCAGCGAAGTAATCAGGATGTGCGTGGCCTCGCCATGTCGCTACCTGACGCTTTTGGGAGTCAAGTACTTGGCATACAGAGTAATCGCCACCTCTAACACCCATAGCAACATCTGCGCCGATGACATATTGCTCACCTTCGACATGCTTTCTATAGGTACTAAGTTCACCACGGGCATTATTCACGAACTCCCCAGCTTCAAGGGCAAGACGCTCTTGGAGGTCTCTGGTAGTCTTTAAAGTCTTAGATAGCTGCTCTGGGTTGAACACTGGCCGACCTGTAGTCAAGAAGGCTTCATCTGGCTCACTAGGGTATTCCTGGCGAAACAAGTCGATTCCATTTTGGGCAATCTTCCTACGTCTAAACATTAGCTGCTCATCATCTAGATCATATAGCTTGGCTAAGTCTTCTTCGTCAGGCGTTCTCTCAAAGTTATCTGTAACTTTTTCACGGTAATCAATGTCAGTAAACCAAGGAATAAAAACTGGTACATAACCATTAGAGCCATCCACTGCACCGCGCCATAAGTCAGCAAAAATGCCTGTTGCACCATTGGCCGTACTTTCGACAAAAATAGCCGTACCTTTAGCATTAGGCACTGCCTGTGTAAGGCCGTTCCAGTTATCCAAAGCGGTACTTTTCTGCCAGAAAGCCAACTCTGAGGCGTGTACATGAGTAAGCGTTTCGCCTCTACCGATAGATTCACCACCCGCTGTCGCAACCACAAAGCTACTATCAAGTACGTCAAAATTCATCTCCCGTCTTGAGGAATACTTTGTGTGAGGCTTCAGAATGTCAGGACAATGCTCATGGAATCTCTTAGTCATATCAAAAAGCGCACGGGTAGAATCGGCATGGTGAGTAATGACCATAGCCTTACATGCAGCTTTTTGACTTACAGAGAAATAGAGGTATCCACCAGTGTATGTAGATAGACCCTGCTGTCGTGCTTTCAAGATAATTACACGGACTTTGCCTTCAGTATCTATCTGATCTTCGACTGCTTTGTTTAGGATTTTCTGTGCTGAATTTAACTTGAGAGGGGAAATGTTGCCTAACTTAGTTCTTATCTTTAAGGAGGCGTTAGAGTAGTAGCTGAAATCAGTCAGCAACCTCTTCCGTATCTTTGCTATCTTCTGGTGCATCGGGCTGCTCATCCTCTTGCAATAGTGAAGCTAGGAAATCTTCTGCCTTAGATATAGAGACATCAGACTTACTGGCTGGCTTACTTTTTGTAAAGTCGAGTACCAATCGTGCAGCCGCCAGACGTTCTCTGGTCTCACCAACCAGCCGCATTACTTCTACAGCCGTATGGAGTGCTTCTTTCTGGTACTCATCTTCGATGTTGTATTTGTCACTCATAATCTCTACTACCTTATTGGCATCAATCTTGGCTTGTGCGCGTAATGGAGCAATAGTATCTTTGCGATATCCATCAGGAACCCCCTTTGGCCTTCCTGCGTTTTTTCGCGGCTTGGTTGACCACTGCTTCCGTAACGCCCTCCCCTCTGGGGTGGACATCAGTTTCGAAAAGTAGTGATTGCTTTTGGGTGTCGCTTTCTTTGGGTAGGTCTTTGGCTTCGGGGGTGCTTTTGCGCGTTGTTTTCTTTCGGGTTTGTTTTCCATCAGACGATTTATCCTTTAGTAGTGCCTCTAGTATTCCCCTAGTATCGCCACATGAGTGGCAGATCATCACTGGAGGAAGCTCGTATTCCATCTCTTTGAATATTTGGATGCGCTGCGAGGAGGTTAGATAAGCACTATCGTCTACATCTTTTATCGCCTGTAAATACAGGACTAAATCTATTACTTTTGGATTCACATAACTCTCCTTATGTGGTGTGACTACATGCTGACAAGGCCGCCCTGTGATGCTTGAGCGGGTTGCTGCTCTTCTTCACCTCCGGCTGCTACCGCACCCGCCATTACAATAGCTAAGATTGTCGCGACTGGGTTGGCGTGAAAACTTACAGGGAAGTCTTTTTGCATACCTTTAAAGAACTGTTGTATTTCTTTGGCGGTGTTTGGTGCAACTTCTTTCATTAAGCTAGGGTTAGCCATATAGACCCAGATAGGGTCTGTAGCAAACTCCGCTGCGTCTTTCACATACTCTGTATGTCTCCGCATCGATGGGTGTACATATTTTTTATACTTAGCCATCTCAGAAGCTATAAATTCTGGAGTTGCTTCTTTAGGGTTCATATCTTTTATTGACTTATAAAAATCTCTTTGCCAAGAGTTCCTTATATGTTTCTTTCCTAGTGATGCGTTCTTCTCAAAGAAAACGCCAACGAGAGTTTGTAGATTATCTATCTCATCTTTGATTTTCTTTGCAGTAGCTTGCTGCGCTGGGAATGGATTGTTTGAAGCAGCCTCATTAAGGAAATTAAGATACTCTCTGAAAGACCCCTCTACCATGTATGTTTGGCCAGCACTTTCTGGGTGGTTGTTGACTGCGGTGTAAGCCCGTGCGTTCATCTGATTACTGGTAGATTCTATGTCGTGACCGATTTCGTGAGCCAGTGTCATCAACACTTGAAGATCATCAGAGCCTTTTAACTGCTTTACGCCAATGACGTTCTTCTGCGAGTCGTCCATTCGCCCACCTCTTCCAAATTTATTATTGGTGTGGAAGCCGCGCAGATTTTTACCGTTGACACCATAGAACCCGACAGACTTCCTAAACTTATCGAAAGCTGACTGATTTTTTGATATTTTTATCGTTAAATTCAGTGCCTCACCTAAAGCTAAAAAGTCATCCATTGTGGCGATACCTTGCTCCCAGATAGACCCTTCATTTCCTATGTCAAAAAGCTTTACTACTTTCTTAGCTTCTGGGAGCTTATTTTTTACATCTTCCGGCTTGGGTTTCGGTGGGGCAACTACCGGAGGAGTAATAGCCACTGGAGCATCTGTAGGAGCTACTGTCGGGGCAGGGGGAGTAAACGGCCTAGGTTTCGGAGGCGGCTGAGTAGGCTGTGGGCCTCCTCCTTGCGGGGGAGAGCCACCTTCCGGTGGAGTACCTCCGTCTGGGGGTGTTTTTCCTCGCGACTTCTGCTGCTGTATTACCCTCTCTTTGTAAGGGTTAAAATATGCCTCCATAGCCGCAGGGGGAACGCCTACTTTTAACAACTGCCCTTCATAAAGTGCAATAGTTCCGAGAGGCTCTTTACCTAGGGTCTTAGCCATTTTATCAAGAACAGCTTTTAACCTCGTTTTGTCAGCGTCAGAAACAGTAGAATCCTGTGACAGTTTTTCTTGTAAATCTGCAACGAAAGCTTTGTTGTCATCGATACCACGTTGGTATCCTGGGGATTCCTTACCGACACCGCTGGCTAGTAGAGCCTGTAGCTTGGCTT